GTGTCTCTTCTCCCTCCCCTTAAATTAAATGGTAAGACTCCGGACGTCTCTTAAATTGAATGGAGGACTAGATGACCCTGACCACTGAACTAAACAAGGCGCTCAAGATTCTAAAACCAGACGCCAGGGACGCAGCCACCGTGGCCCTGGCTCGTCGGTACGCGAAAGAGCTGGACGACGCGGCTAAGATTTCGAAGCAACTGGTAAAGCCTCTGCGGGATTTGCTGGAGCTGGACCCCGACCTACACGACCGATTCCTGTCGCTCGCCACCCGGATCGAGGAGACGGCGGTAGCGGCGACTATTGGCCCAAAGATGCTGGCCGCGCTGGAACAGTTGCAGATGACTCCGCGCGCCCGTGTGCAGCTAATGAAGGGAAACTCGAATGTCGGCAGTCCTAGCCCAAACTCCCCTCTCGATGAACTCCGAGCTAAGCGGGATAACCGGGTATACGGAGCCTAGAATCTGGACTCCTCCTTTACGGGAGTTGACCCCGGAGACGTCGGCCGGATTCGAACAGATCGAGTTCGCGAATCAGATTGGCCGACCACTGGACCCTTGGCAGCGCTGGGTTGTAATCCACGCGGGGGAACTGCTGCCAGATGGCCGACCGCGCTTTCGGCGCATCTTGATCCTGGTGGCCAGACAGAATGGCAAAACCGAACTTCTCGTGGTGCTGAGCCTGTACTGGCTATTTGTGGACCGGGTTGGTATGGTGCTTGGTACCTCCACCAAACTGGAATACGCGGCGGAGTCTTGGAAGAAAGCATACAAGCTGGCTAGGCGTGTTCCCTGGCTCAATGCTGAGATTCCCAAGCGTGGCGGCATCAAGAAGGTAAATGGGGGGCAGGAGCTGTGGCGGGCCGACGAGGAGGAGTACGAGTTCGAAGAGGGCTCGCGCTATAAAATTGCACCCTCGAATGAGGAGGGTGGTCGGTCGCTAACTATAGACCGGTTGTTGCTGGACGAGTTGCGTCACCACCATACCTACGACGCGTACAGCGCGTCCGAGCCCGCGACTACCGCAGCCCCGGATGGTGGGCAGGTATGGTCGATCACTAACGCGGGGTCGGACAACTCCGTCGTTCTGAATGACATGCGTGAGGAGGCGCTCGCGTTCATCAAGACGGGGGAAGGTGATCAGCGGCTGGGCCTATTCGAGTACTCCGCTTCCGAGAAAGCGGCCCCGGATGACATCGAGGCGCTGCGACACGCCAATCCCAACCTCGGTATCCGGAAGAACGCCGAGGACCTGCTGGCCGCTGGACGAGCCGCCATGGTCAAGGGAGGGGAAAAGCTCGCCAGCTTCAAAACCGAACAGATGTGCATCCACGTCCCCCGCATGGACCCGGCTCTGGACATGGGGCAGTGGAGGCGACCTATGGGGGAGGGCGGGTGCTTCGAGATAGCCGAGATGCCTTCCGAGAGGATGGCTTTCGTATTCGAGGTATCGCTGGACAGCCGCCACATCACACTCTGCGCGGCTGCACCGCTGCAAGATGGGAAAATCCGAGTTGAAGTGGTCCAAGCCTGGGAAACGCTGGCTGATATGAGGCGAGAGCTGCCAATCTTGGTGCGACGGAACCGACCGAAGACCCTAGGGTGGATCGTGAATGGCCCCGCAGCGGCTGTCGCGGTTGACATGGCCGAGAAAAAGAACTGGCCACCCCCCGGGGTGTCTCTGGTGCCTATTACCAGCGAGATAACCGACGTCTGCATGGGCTATGCCGATCTGGTGGAGTCGGGCGATGTCCTACAGTCGGGAGACGACCTCCTGACCACCCAAAGTGAGGGGGCCGAGAAGGCTTGGCGGGGTGACCGCTGGGTCTTCACCCGCAGAGGAGCCGGTCACGTCGACTCGGTGTACGCTTCGGCGGGTGCGGTCCACCTGGCTCGGAAGCTGCCCTCCCCCGTAGGAAAGCCACGTATCCTGGTGGCTCGGAGCAAGAATACAGGCGTGTAAGCCGTAATGTGGTATAATCCGGGGGTGGGCTGGTTGAAAACTCTGATGAGTTGGGCGAGTGCACCGACGCGGGAGAGTGACCCCTCGGTGACTTTCAGCCATGACCTCTTCACCCCGGTCGACGCGTTCATCAAGTCGCAGAGGTCAATCCCTGGTCACTACCCAATCAGCAAGGATCGAGCACTCTCGGTGCCCGCTATCCTACGCGGTCGGAACCTAATCTGTAGCATCGCCTCTCTTCCCGTGGTCACACGTGATAAGGATCGGGTAGAGATTCGTACCCCGCTGCTGGACCAGATCGACCCCAACGTTCCGAACGTGGTAACCTACGCACAAACCATTGAGGACCTGATCTTCGAGGGCATATCCTGGTGGCAGGTAACGAGCCGGATGGCTGGGCCTAATGGTCGGCCGGGTTTCCCTCGTACAGCCGTTCACCTCGATGTGAACTCAGTTTCGTTGGAACCACCGTTCGGTAATGGCTTCCAGCAGAATCGCACGCTCCCCTCTGGACAACGGCTACCGGGCGGTACGGTCTGGGTGAACGGCCTGCCCTTCCCTGGTAGGGACATGATTCGTTTTGACTCGCCAAACCCGGGCATTCTGACTGCTGCCGCTCGGTCCATTCGGCGGGCTATCTTGCTGGAAAAGGCCGCCACCCTCTACGCCGAAGACCCCCAGATGCTGGACTATTTCACCCCGACAGAGGGCGCGGACCCGATCGAGGATGACGACGTCCAAGAGATTCTGGACGAATGGCGGTCGGCCCGCGAAGAGCGATCCACTGGTTATGTTCCCGCCGCGTTAAAATACAACCAGGTGCAAATGCCCAGCCCGAGGGATTTGCAACTGGTGGAACTACAGCGCCAGTCCTCTATCGAGCTGGCGAACGCCATGGGTTTGGATGCCGAGGACTTGCAGGTTTCCACTACCTCGCGCACCTACCAGAACGCGACCGACCGTCGACGGGACCGGATCAACGACACCTTGGCCCCCTACATGCGGGCCATCACTGATCGTCTCGGTATGAACGACGTTACTCGTCGCGGGCAGCACGTGGCCTTTGATCTGGACGAGTACATGCGGGCCGACCCGAACACCCGTTGGAATACCTACCAGATCGGCCTTGCAAGCAATATCGTTTCGGTGGAGGAAGTACGCGAGGCAGAAGGACTGCCCGCTATCCCCATCGAGCCGGTGCGACCAGTTCAGGAGGACCCAATGGACGAAGAGGTTTCTGCGTCGGTTGAAGCCGACGCCCAGTTTTCTGAAGAGGACGGGGTAAACCTCTCGTTCGCCCTGGAACCAGCCGACGCCGAGTTCCGGGTTAACCGGGACAAGCGGACTATCTCCGGTCTGCTGGTGCCCTGGAACAAGACGGCAGGCGACAACATGGGTCTGGCCAGTTGGCGATTCAGCAAGAACTCGCTCAACTGGTCGGACGCGTCGCGTGTAAAGCTGAACAGGGACCACGATCGTCGCCAGGCGATCGGCGTCTCGACTCGGCTGCAAAACACCCCGCTAGGGGTCGACGGTTCGTTCAGGATCGCAAGGGGTGAGGAGGGTGACAAGGTGCTTTCACTCGCCGAGGATGGTGTCCTCGACGGTTTCAGCATCGAAGCCAACTTCGCCAAAGATGGTTCCTCGTGGGCCAGAGACCCCGATGATGACTTGGTGCGTGTTGTCCGTAGCGCCCAGCTTGTCGGAGTTGCTATCACCGCTTCCCCAGCATACGACGACGCTCGCGTGTCGAGCGTCGCGGCAACTCGAAAGGACAATACAGTGACCAAGACCACGGTCGACCCGAACGCCAAGGGTGAAGTCGAAAACAAGGACAACGCGGGGGAGGTTCAGCTCACGGCGGAGGCTACCACGGCATTCACGGCGGCAGTCGAGGCATTCAATGGTCTCACCGGTGGGCTTACCGAAGCCGTGCAGAACCTGGTGCAAGTGCAGCAGACCAACGGGGAGGGTCCGGCGGTTGTCGACCCGACCAAGCGTATGTTCCAGGTCAACGAGGAGAAGGTCTACCGGTTCGATGGGACCATGGGCAAGCATGACTTCTCTCAGGACATCATCAAGGGGGCCAAGGGCGACTACGAGTCGCTCAGCCGCGCTCAGACCTGGATCAGCCAGCACTTCGGAGCGGCCTTCGTCGACACCACGGACGTCGCCACGCTGAACCCGGTTCGCCAGCGGCCCGACATGTACGTGGATGAGCTGCAATTCCCGACTCCGCTGTGGGACAGCATCCGGAAGGGCACGATCGAGGACAACACCCCATTCGTGCTCCCGAAGTTCGCTTCGGATTCGGGCCTCGTCGGCGACCACACTGAGGGCGTCGAGCCTGCCGCTGGCACGTTCGTCACGACCTCGCAGACGATCACCCCCTCGCCGGTATCCGGACGGGTGGAGGTCACTCGTGAGGCGTGGGACCAGGGCGGCAACCCGCAGCTTTCGACTCTGCTGTGGAGGCAGATGAACCGGAAGTACTTCGAGGCGCTGGAAGAGGCTGCCGCTGCTCTGCTCGAATCCATCTCGGCGACCGAGATCGTGCTCACTGTCGCGGCAGTGGACGAGGCTCTGGCTTCGGAGGTTAAGTCGGCTCTGGCGGCTCTGCACTTCGTGCGTGGCGGGTTCCGATTCCGGGACTTCAAGCTGGAGCAGGGTCTGTACACAGCTCTGGCCGACGCCACCGATTCCAACGGTCGCCCGCTGTTCCCGGTTCTCGGTGCACAGAACACGGATGGCACCATGGGTCAGTTCTTCGGAGCGATCAACATCGCTGGTCTGGCTGGGCAGCCCGCGTGGGCTCTGCCGTTCACCGATGGTGCCGCGAACAGCTCCTACCTGTACGACCGTGAGGACGTGCACGGCTGGGCTTCCAACCCGCAGCGGCTGGACTTCCAGTACCGGGTGGCCTTCGTGGACGTGGCAATCTGGGGCTACAAGGCCCTGGCTGCCACTCGCGAGTCCGGTGTCCGTCGCATCGAGTACGACAACGCGGTCTGATGAACGGACCGACTCCCCCGACGACCGGTAAGGGGTCCGGTGTGCAGGCGTGGCGTGCTTACGCCGCGTCTGCCACCGAGACTCCCGTATCGGAGTGGGACTCCGCGACCCGCGAGTACATCATCGAGATGTTC